GATTGCAAAAGAGTATGTCACAAAACTAGAACTAAAAGATGATTTTAATCTATTAATGGAAAGAATGGAAAAGTTACATGAAAAGGTTGACAAACTCTTTGAAGTTAAGTAAAATAGGTATATAGGATTTAATAATGGCAAAAAGAAGAAATAGAAAAAGAAGCGGTGGAATAGCTAGAGAAGACTATACTAAAGGTGGTAGAGTTAAATACCAAGAGGGTGATCAAGTAGAACAAGATAGAATTAATGCTATAAGAAACAACAGAGCAGCTAATAGAAGTAGAGGTAGAGACGAAGCAAATCAAATACCTAATTCTTCTCCTACACCTAATCCTGCTCCAGAATCTGTAACACCTCCTGCAGCTACAACTACTCAAAATAATCAAGTTCAAGATCAACAAGTTGAAGGTGTTGAAACTGTAACACCACCACCACCAGACCCACAACCGTTTGATACGGGTTTTGGAAATGTTCAACCGGGTGAGTATTCAGACACACAAAAGCCTGATGCTACGGGAGCTATGAAAAGAACTACTCCTATTGGGATGGAAGACCCTGCAGGTAAATCAGCTTTTCAAATTGGTAGAGAATATAGAGCTTTACGAACTGGTGCTAGAGCTGAAGAGTTAGCTGCTGGAGTAGCACCTGAAGATTTACCAAGTAACTATCAAGCACAAACAATTGTAGATGAAGCTGGTAACGTACCTGCTGGAACAACAATTACTCCTGAACAAGTTAATGAACTTCAAATGGATACAACTACTCAAGCAAAAGCTGCTAAAGTAGGTGCTGTATCTCCTGAACAAGTTGCAGTTGTAAACGATGTTGCTAAAGCTGCTGAACCAAAACCTTTTAAAGCAGCTACTATTGGTTCTGATGATCTTGCTAAAGTTCCTGAGACTGCTGTAGTTGAAGCAGCTTCTGGTACAGTATCACCTGAAGTTGATCAAGCTTTAGCTAAAGTTGCTGGGGTTGATACTGTAGCTCCTATTGAAGCTGCAGAAGTTGAAGTATTACCCGGAGCTTTACAAGAAAGAGTTGTTGGAGTAATTAGTCCTGAAGCAAAAGCACAAGCAGCAAGAGTTGGTGGTACAAGTTTAGCTAAAATTACTAGAGCTAAAAAACAATTACGTAATGCTGGTTTAAGTGAAGAAGATATTACAGAGCTTGGTAATGATCCTGAATCTTTAGAAGCTAGACTTACAGATTTTACAGAAGAACAACGAGGAATTGTTGAAGGTTTACCTGAAGAAGCTTTAGTATCTACACAGTTAGATGGCTTACTAGAAGGTATGGAATCAGGAGAAATACCTCTTTGGGCTAGACCTGCTGTTGCATCTGTTGAACAAATGTTAGCTAAACGTGGCATGGAAGTTTCAACAGTAGGTAGAGATGCATTACTTAATGCTATTATGACTTCAGCTTTACCTATAGCTCAATCTAATGCTCAAGCTATACAACAAAGTGTAACACAACAAAAATCTATTGAAGCTACTAATGCATTAAAAGATGCAGAAATGTCGCAACAAACAGCTTTGTTTAATGCTCAAAATGTTTTTCAAATGAACATGGCTCAGTTTAGTGCTGACCAACAAAGAGCTATAAACAACAGTAAGTTTTTACAAACAGCAAGTATTAAAAATGCTGACATGGAACAACAAGCAGTAGTGCAAGATGCAATACTTATGTCTCAAAGAAACTTAGCCGAAGCTGACCAGAATACAAAATTTGGTATTCAGAATGCTCAAGCATTTTTATCAATGGACATGGCTAACTTAAGTAATGAGCAACAAGCTACAATTTTAAAAGCACAACAATCTCAACAAAGACTTTTAAGTAACCAAGCTGCTGAAAATGCTGCAGCTCAGTTTAATGCTACAAGTGAAAACCAAACTAATCAGTTTATGGAAAGTTTAAATGCATCTGTATCTCAGTTTAATGCTCAACAAGCAAATGCAATGGGACAGTTTAATGCAAGTCAAAAAAATGCTGCCGAAGCTAGAAGAACTGCTAGAGATGCTGAAGCAAGAAAAATTGAAGCTCAATTACAAACTCAAGTAGAACAATTTAATGCTACTCAAGAATTTAATAGAGAACAGTTTAATGTAAGAAATGCTACAGCTATTGCACAATCAAATGTACAATGGAGAAGACAAGCTAACACAGCAGATACTGCAGCTATTAATGCAGCTAATCAACAAAATGCTCAAAATGCTTATAATCTTTCAGTAGCTTCGCAAAACTTTTTATGGCAAGAACTTAGAGACGAAGCAGACTTTGCATTTAAAAGATGGGATAATGAAGAATCAAGAAAAACTTCTTTACTTGTAGCTGCTTTAGGTAACACTGAAGGAGTTAATCGTAAAGATAGTTGGACATCAAACTTACAAGGTATTACAAATTTAGTTGATGGCTGGTTAGATTAAAAGACAGGAAAAATTATGAGTATATTTAAAAAAATTAGAAAGGGTTTTAAAAAACTTGGAAGCTCTATAGCTAAAGGAATGCGTAAAATAGGGCGTGGAGTTAAAAAAGGTTTTAGTAAAATAACAAAAGCTTTTGGTAAGCTTGGACCTATAGGACATCTTGCAATGTTTTTTATACTACCCGGTATGGGTAAGGTACTTACGTCTTGGATGGGTCAATTTGGTTCTAAAGTAATGAACATGTTACCTAAAGGATTTGCTAAAACTTTAGGAAGCATTGGAACTAAAATTAAAGCAGGTGCATCTTTTATTACTAAACCTTTAGGTGCTGTTTATAATACAGTTAGTAAAGCTTTAACTTCTGGTATTGATGCTGTTACTGCTCCGTTTATGGGTGGTACAGGAGCAGCTACTAGATTTCAAAACTTTGTTTCTAGCACTGCAGAAAAATTTAGTGCAACTCCAACTACAGAACCTATGAGTACAGCAGACATTGCTGAAGCACAAGCAGAAGCTGTTAGCAAAATAACTGGACCAAAAGTTCCATTAGGAGAAGAAGCACGTAACGCAAGAATAGGTGAAGTTTCTCCTGATATTACTAAAGCAGCAGAAGCTAATTTAAAATCAATTCAAGAAGCTTCTAAAGGCATAGCTAATCCAACTTATCAATACAATAACAAAACTGGTAGATATGAAATATTTGATGGTAATGAACTTGATAAATCTTTAGCTGCTGGTAAAGGTCAAACAACTATTAAACCTAAAACAACAATTTCAGTTGATAAAAACCCTGGTGTATTAAGAACAGTTACAGACAAACTTACTAATTTAAAAACTGGAGTAAGAGATCAAGAGATTTTTGGAACGGGTGTAAGTGTAGGAGAAGCAGCATCAGTAGCTAGTGATACTAGTACAGTTGTAGGAGCTTATAAAGCTTATACTGCTGAAGATGTTTATGAACCATCTTACAATCCTGAAGCATTTTCTATTGCAAAAGGAATGATCCCAGTAAATGATCCATATTCAATATCAAGTCAAGCAACAAGTTTTGTATCAGCTCAACCACAAAATACTTTAAACAGTGCAGCTCAAAGTTATGTAGATGCATTACAAATAAAAGGACCTGACCCTATCTCATTAGCATTGAATGCTCCGGGATATGGTTATACTTTTGAAGAATCTGTATTTGGTCCAGATTACGCAGGAAACATATAAGATGGCTAGGAATATATTAGAAGAAGCAAAACCTTATTTATTTGATCAACCTATTCCGGGACAATCTTTAGTAAATAGTCCTAATGAAAGATATGCTTGGGAGTCACCTCCAGAAATTACTTCACAAAAAGATGCAGTTCAAAGAATGTTTTTGGACATGATTAAACCAGACAATATGGAAACATTGGTTGGTATGATGTCTAATGATGTTCCTATTGCAAACATTGCAGAGCTTTTAATTAAAACATCTTTTCAAAAAGGAAAGATTAATCCTGACTTAGCTATTACTATGATGGAACCTCTAATGTTTATGTTAAAATCATTAGCTGAAAAAGTAGGTATTGATCCTATTTTATCAGATGATGATGAAGTTGATGAGGTTGATGAGCCAAATCCTGAAGCAAATTTAGAGTTAGCAGAAAACGTACGTCTTAACAGAAATATAGCAGAGCCTGTAAATAAATTAAGAGAGTTACAAAACAGAACAGCAAACATACCTTTGTCTACACCTGAGTTAAGAGAACAACTAAAAACTTTAGATACAAGTAAAGTTAAAGCAAGTATAGAACAAAAAAATACTAATCCAAGCTTACTAAGCAGAGAGGAGAACTAATATGTCAGACTATGCTGATATCGTAAATAAATATAAAAATACATCTATTGAAGATTTAGGAACTTCTTTACTTAATCGACAAGCAGATGTTAGAGCAAAACAAGCTAAAAGAGATAGGAAAGACAGACGTGTTCAACAAGGGTTAGCTGTTTTATTAGCTGGGCAAAGTCTATTTAAAAATTCTTTTAAAAGAAGACAGGCTGAGTTACAACAACTACAAACATTAGATTTATTAAATGTTGATTCTGAAGCGAAACAAATTCAAAACATATCTTCTATTTTAAATTTTCAACCTGAAGGTGCTAAGTCTCTTATTGATTTTACTAAACAAATAGACCCTGCTACTGGTAAGGCTTATACAGTAGAACAAAATGTAGATAGATTTTTTTCTAACCCTTTAAACAACGAAGGCTTTCGTGATAAATTAAGCCCCCTCTTAGATCAAAGATTACAGTTTTCAGGAAATAAAAACTTAGCTCAAGATGATCCTGCAAGATATGCACTCTTACAAGAGGTTATGGCTAAACAAGCTTTTGCAAATTTAATTGACGGAGACAATCATGTTAAGTTTGTTGATGCATTAAATAAAGATATATATTCTGGTCAACTAGAAGACCCTAATGAAATTTTAGGGAAAAGTTTAGGTATTACAAATAAAAAATTAGAGTCATATAGAAGACAAAAATTTGCAGAACTAGAACAACAATATAAAAATCAAGGATTGTTAAGTGGTGTTGTAAATTTATTTAAAGGTATTGGTCAAAAAGATGCTGATGAAACTGGAAGACCTAACCTATTTAAAAATTTAACAGAAGACATGTTAAATGATAGAAGAGACTTAGATGATATTTTACCTCTTATGACTTTAGAAGAGTTAGTAGGTAAATCATTTGATGCTGCTGTCAGACAATCTCGATTAAGTCCTGTTAGATATTTAAACGAAGCAAACAATCCTAAACATGAAAACTTAAGAAGTTCTATGCTTACAGAAATTGTACCTGAATTACAAAGAGAAGTACGTAGAGAAATAGCTTTTAAAAAGTTTGGCTTACAAAACTATATTCCTGAAAATATGATGGATGATCTTGCAGACGATTTAACTACAGCTAATAGTGTTGCTGGTATTAACTTTGCAAAACGAGCCACTGCATTATCTCTTAGACTAAAAAATGATCCAAGATATGCTATAGAAAAATTTACTATACCAATCTTAGAACAAAAAGAATTTATTGCATCTTTACAAGACGATAAGTTTAGACATAAAGTTGCAGCATTTTTAACATTAAAAGCTGGTGCTGGTAAAAGATTTTTTGGTTATGAATATGTAGGAGCACCTACACCTTTAGCACAAATTACAACATCTTTTAAAGACGAAGATGAATTTAAACGAGATGTAAAAACTAAGTATGGTTACAATCCTAAACAAGCTGCTGAAGTTTTAGACCCAGAGCTAACACCTATGTTTGAACGTAGTGGTAGTCCAACAAAAGAATATAGTAAACTTTCACAAGAAAGAAAGCTTGATTCACATTATGCATTTATAAAACAAATGAAGCCTAATACTCCAGAAGGGAGAGCTATGGCTGAAAAGTTTAATGCTGAAACACCAAATCCTTTAAATCTTCCATTCGATGAATATCTTCAAACAATGACAGAACAAGAAAATCTAGAACAAGAAATTAAACTTATTGAAGATACAAGATTCTTAAGTGCAAAACAAGTAGAAATTTATAAAATGAATAGTTCTAGAATTCAAGCTACAAAAGAAGATATTAGAAATGAAACTGTTACTTCAAGAAATCCTGTCACTGGTTTAAGTGAAACTAGAGAAGCTTCTCCAGCAGACATTCAAAACATGAAAGGTCAAATTAGAAGACTTGAATTAAGTAATGAACAACTACTAGAAAAACCTAGAGGTATGGAGACATTCTTTACGATAGGATTAGATGATCAACGTAGAGGACTTGAAAATGATATTCAAGCTAGGAAAGCTTTACTACCTAGACAACGAGAAATCATGGGAGATTCTGAATATCAAGAAAGATTAAATATGATTGCAGAAAAAGAACAGCAATTAAAATTAGTTACAGCAGAAATACAAGACTTTGGTCGTGAAAAAGCAGATGAAGAAATAGAAAATGTAAAAGAAAAAGCAGGAAATATAAAAGTAGAAACTAAGATTAAAAAAGATGAAGAAAAAAATCCTTTTGTAGTAGAAATTAAAAAAGAACTTAGAAGTAAAGAAGGTTTAGAATTAAAAGCTTATAAACCTGTTCCAACAGAAAAACAATTTACAATAGGTTATGGACATTATGGTGAAGATGTAAAAAAAGATATGGTTATAACAAAAGCACGAGCTGAAGAGTTGCTACATGAAGATGTAATGAGTAGGTTAGATCAAGTTAAAAATTTAATTCCTGATTTTGTAACATTTAGTGAAGACCAACAAAAAGCAATATTTACTGAATACTTTAGAGGTTCAATAACTGGTAGTCCTACTGCTGTTAAATTTATAAACAGTAAAGAATATGCTAAAGCAGCAGCAGAATATTTAGATAATGATGAATATAGATACGCTAGACAACGAGGTAAGCCGGGTATTCGACCTAGAATGGAAGCTGTTGCAAATGCTTTACTAGAATTAGATAAAGAAACATATCCTGAAAAATATGAAAACCAAAACAATGATAGTTTGTTAAGTCGAGTAACTGATATTTTTAATTAAAAATTATGGCAATTGATTTCTATAAATTTATAGATGATATAAATAAAGAGCCTGATCCTAGTCCCTTATTTAGTCCTGAAACTCCTCCTGTTGAGGATGTATCTTATAACTATACAAAAGATATTAAGTCAGATTACTATCAAGATTCTAGAACTCCGAACAGTCCTTTACCTGCAGCATACAGTTTAAGTGAACTAGAAAGAAACCCTGAGTTTTCTTTTCGTTCTAAACGTTTTTTAAATGGTATTGGTAGAAACGAAAACATATTTGAGTATTTAAGAGATGCAGATTTTAGTTTAAGTTCAGCTATAACTAGGTCTTTTGAAGTTGGTGATTGGAATGATCAAGAAAAACAAGATTATTTATATTTAAGAAGTAGCTTTAACAATGCTCACCTAGAAGGTTTTAAAGAAAGATTTAATTTAGTTAAAGATGTTGGAGGAGATATTCTTGGAGACCCTTTTAACTACCTAGCTGCTTTGTTTGCTATTCCAACATTAGGTGGTAGTCTTGCAGGTAGAGCTGCATTAGGCAAAGCTGCTGAAGTAGGTGTAAAAAAATATACAACTTCTCAACTAGCAAAACGTGGAGCACTTCTAGGTGCTGCTGAAGGAGCTGCTTTTTCTGGACCACATGAATATTATTTACAAGATATAGATGTAAACTTAGGAGCACGAGATAGTATTGATTTATCTTTAGTAGGTAAAGTAGGTCTTATGGGTGCTGGTTTTGGTGGTCTAATTGGTGGTGGTATTGGTGGTATTACTGGTCTTTATGGTAAACGCTTTGATAAAAAAGAGTTTAAAAGTTCTAATGAAGAACTTATAGATAAACAAGGTACAGGTAAAACTGTTAGAGACGAAGTTGTAGATCAATCAGAAACAGAAAGAAGTTTAGCAAACAGCTCTCAAGATATGCTTTATAAAATTTTTGCTAACACGACAGGTAAACCTACAACATGGTTCTTAGGATATGTAAATAAATCACCAACACTTAAAAAGTTTTTAGAAAATTTAAGATATGATTACGATACAACTTTAACAAGCACTGGACGAAAAGGAGCTAAAGGAGAAACTTATGGAGAGTTTGAAGGTAATTTAAATTCTAAACTTCAATATGGATTACAAAAAAGTTTAAATCTTTTATACGGTGCTGAGAATGGACTGAATAGATTAGGACCTAAAGCCAACGCAGATTTATTAAGGTTGTTACAAGACCCGACTATTACCCCATCAAATGTCGTTTCAAAAGGTGCTCAGTATTCTGAAGAAACTATTAGAGCATACATTGGAGTTCGTCAAACTTTAGATACAGCTTTTAAACAAGCTGCTGAAGCTGGTTTGTTTGGAGCAGGTGTAGCTCTAAAACCCGGATATTTTCCTAGACATTTTTTATATGATCAAGTTCAAAAGAAAAGAGGGAAACTAGAAAAACTTATTATTGATGCAGGTCATGCTGATCCTTTAAATAATCCTGACGTTTTTAAATTTGTAGATCAAGAAACTGATTTAGTTCGTAGAGGTATTTTAGAAGATGCGAAAGGAACTGATCAAAAAATTTATGATAGAGATTTTTTACAAGAAGCTGGTGGTAATTTAGAAGAAGCTAAAAAATTAAAAGCTAAACAAGTTGTAGATGATATGTTAGAATATCGTTGGCTTCCTTTTGAATTAAGATCAGCTAGAAAAAATAGTAGTAGTGGTTTTTTACAAGAAAGACGTTTTAGAAATATTTCTGACGTAGACTTAAGTGAATTTTTAGAAGGTGATGTTCAAAATACGTTAGAAGATTACTTTACTAATGTTAGTCGATCTATTGCTAGAGCAAAATTTTTTGGTAGAAACTCTGAAGAGTTTTTTAAAAACTTTCAAGACCCTATACGTAAAGAACTACAAGCTGCTGGTTTAACAGACGAAGTTTTACTTACTAAAATTGATAAACAAATTAAAAAAACTCATGACATTGTAACTGGTAGAGAAACGTATACTAAAAGTTCTTTAAGAACAAATCCAATTTTACGTAATAGTGCTGATTGGGGTAAAGTTATACAGCAAATGGCTCACTTACCCATAGCTACATTGTCTAGTGTAACTGAACCACTATTACTTTTACAACGAGCAGGTTTAGATGATGCTCCAAAAGTTTTAAAAGATATTGCAAAAGGTATTATTGAAGAAACTAACAATACAGTTAATAGATCAGGTAGAGGTATTACAGTTGCAGCAGGTCAAAAACCTGCCCTAATAAAAAGTTTAGGAGAAACTCCAAGTATAAAAGACTTTCAAAGTGGAGCAAGTATTTTTGATACTGTTGATGATGATGTCTGGGGAGAAATGTATCAAGCTGGTTTAGCATTAGAACAATCTGTATTAGATAGAATAGAAGGATTAGCTGGAGAAGGTGTAGAAAATACGTGGGCTAAACGAACTCAAAATATTTTCTTTAAAGCTAATTTATTAACACAGTGGACAAGAGCTGTACAGTTAGCTTCGTTTACAACCGGTAAAAGATTAATTGTTAAAAATGCAAGACAATTAGCTACAGGTAAAACAGACTTAGGTCGTAAGTTAACTAAAGGAAATAAAGAATATTTAACTCAACAATTAAATGATTTAAATATAGAAGCTGATGAAGCTATTGCTTTTTATAAAAATTCTTTAAAAGACGGACAGTATGATTTAAGTGTAGCAAGAAAGAATGATTTTTACAATGACAAGTTAGTTAAAGGGGCTGCAAGATTTACTAGAGAAATTATTTTAAATCCAAGTTCAGCACAGGCTAATAGACCTTTATGGTTTTCTCATCCTGCTGCTCAAATTTTAATTCAGTTTGCTGGGTATCCTACAGTGTTTAACAATACTATTCTTAAAAAATTCTTTAATGAATCAGTTAATAGTCCACTACAGGTTATGCCAAAAGTACTACCAACTGTTTTGTTAATGACATCCGTAGCTCACTTAGGTAATACAATTAGAAGTAATGGTGCTAATTTAAAAGACTATGAAACCGGTGGTTATAAAAGTGAGGGTGAGTTGTTAGCTGAAGGTATTAGAAGATGGGGTGGGTTTGGTCCGTTTGATTATGCATCAAGATGGAACAATGAATACGATAGAAACGTTGGAGGTTTTACAGCTACAGCTAAAGCTTTTGCTGGTCCTTTACCTCAAGATGCTATTGATGCAATTCTTTATAGGAAAGGATTAGCTGAAGTAGGAGCAACTAACTTACCCGGCTATGGAGCTTATGATATTTTATTTGGTGAAGGGACTAAAAAAGAAATTAGAAGAATTGCTAGGGGTAGTGATCCTGAAACATTAACAAGTGCCCAAGCTAAAAAAGTAGGTAGTTATGCAAAAGGTGGTATAGTCACAAACGTACCTAATGTTATTGACGAACCTGATGAAAGAAAAGATAGAATGACTGGTGTTCCATACGATGAACAAGCAGGTGTTATACTAGAAGATGAGGAAGAACGATGAACATCGAACAATGCAAAGCAGAAATTAAAAGACACGAAGGCGAAGTCTTAGAAATTTATATGGATAGTTTAGGCTATAAAACTCTAGGAGTTGGTCATTTATGTCAACCTAATGACCCTGAATATTCTTGGGAAGTTGGTACATCTGTATCACAAAAAGTAGTTGATATGTATTACGAAGATGATTTTGATAAACATTACAAAGAAGCTATACATGTGTTTGGTAGTCAAGAAGATTTTTATAAATTACCTGAAAAAATACAGCACGTGTTAGTTAATATGTGTTTTAATTTAGGTGGTTCAAGACTTTCAAAGTTTAGAAATATGTTACAGGCTTGTAGAGAACATAACTGGGATAGAATGGCTGCAGAAATGCAAAACAGTCGATGGTTTAATCAAGTAGGTAGACGTAGCATTGAGCTACAGCAGGTTGTCCTTGATCAATAATGTTACTTTATACAGAAAAGCAATTAGATGTTGCATATCGAATAGACTGTAAAGCTCGTACAAAATGTAACGAAGCTTGGGTTCAACGTGAAGACTTTAGACCTTTATACGAAGACCTTTTAGAATCTTATATGATTGCTTACAGTGAAGATGATATTTTAGGTACAGATATACCTGAATATCTTATAGACTCTGTAAATGAATTACTTGAATCAACTTTAACACTGGATAAATAATATGTTCCCCTTTGAAATTATAACTATGCTAGGCTCTACTTTAATTAGTAGTTTGTTAAGTCTGTGGTCACAGAGATTAAAGGCTAAACAAGATGAGCAGAAGATGTTGATTACTCGTGGCGAGTTTCAACTTAAAGCTGTAGATGCTGCACGGAATGTAGATAACGCAGGGTTTCAATGGACAAGACGTATCATTGCACTCTCGTCAATCTTTGCAATCGTTATACTACCTAAACTAGTAGCAGTATATTATCCTGATGTTGATGTAACAGTAGGATATACTTTATTTCATCCGGGTTTTCTTTTCTTTACAGACGGAAGAGAAGTATTTGAATGGATAACATTTCAAGGCTTGGTAATAACACAACTAGATACAAACCTTGTATCAGCAATCATAGGTATGTACTTCGGTGGCAGCTTAGTTAAAAAATAGGATAAGAAAATGAGTAATGGAGGGTACCCACCTCATGGTGGTTTTAGTGGAGACATGGACAGGAATGAGGTCGAGATTGACCTACAAAAATTCATGGCTTTGCTTCAAGAGAAGTCAGAACTAAAAGAACGTATAAGAGAACTAGAAGATATTAAAAATGATAATCCTTATCAAAAATTAATATTTGTAGCACAAGCTGTAGATAGCTGGAGAATTATACCTCGTGCTTTCTTAAGTGTGTACATGTATTTATTATATTATACAACATTTTGGTTCATGGGATTAGAAGACCCAACCATGCAACAATCAGGGTTAATATCAGTAGTAGTAGGGGCAGGAGCAGCTTGGTTTGGTCTCTATACAAATTCATCTAAGTCTAAAGGAGACTTTTCAAAAGGAGGACAGTAGTGACAAGGCGTACATTAAATCAAAATTTTTTTGGACCTTTAATTGTATTGGGAATGTTAGCAGTTTCATTTGGGCTAAGTGCCGACCCAACAGGAGACTGTACATCCGGTACGCAGTATTGTGAAGACAACGGTTTGACTACTATTAATACTACGGTTACGACCAATACCAACACAAACAATAATACTAATAGTAATACCAATACAAACACTAATACTAATAACAATACAAATGTAAATAGTAACACTAACAATAATACTAATGTCAATACTTCAAATAATACTAACGTAAACACCTCGACATCAAATAACACTTCGACAAATACAAACAATAATAACAACGTCAACACATCTACGTCTACATCTAACTCTACTGTAAACTCTACAGTAAATCAGAACGTAAATAACAACAGTAATTCTACTAGTAACAATACAAATACTAATAACAATACTAACGTTAATCAATCTACGTCAGACTCTAATGTTACTACTGATAACACAAATACCAACAATAACAATACAAAGTCTGATAACACTAACAGAAATATTAACGAGTCTAACTCTACTCAGACTATTAATCAGAACGTAAAAAGCAAAGCACCTCCTGCTTCTGCTATAGCTCCTAGTATTATGTCTTACTCCCAAGACCTTTGTACTGTAGGACGTTCTGGTGCGTTTCAAGGGCAAGTATTTGGGTTCTCTACAGGAGCTACTGTGACTGACGAGAACTGTGAACGCTTAAAACTTTCCAAGTATCTATATGATACAGGTATGAAAGTGGCTTCAGTATCTATACTTTGTCAAGACCCAAGAGTATTTAAGGCTATGGAAATGGCTGGTACTCCTTGCCCTTACCAAGGTCAGATAGGTAAAGAAGCTACCAAAGCTTGGGCAGAAAACAAATCTAAAAGACCTGATGCTAAAGACCAAGAAAAACTTTTTATACAGCAATGCACACACGACAGAAATCCTAACAGAGACAAGATAAACAAAGATGTTGTTGGGGCAGTCAAAGTTATTTATACAACTAAAACTAAAACTAAAAGGCAATGCAAAAAAGAATTCTATGCTACGCAGT